CACGAATTCCGGAGTACGTTTACTTGCCGCAGGGCAAGCGCACGTGTGTTTCCCTTCGCACCTCATGGGATCGTTGGATCAAGTTGTGTCTGGAACGATACAAAAAACATTCCAGACTTGGGTGTAGGCTAACGCTGGCACTTAAGTCGACAAAGCGCATCTTCGATGCGCCCTGTAAAGAATGTGACCGTGGTCTAGCGAGCCAGTCAAAAACAGAGTGGAGGAAGCATGTCGCCCGCGACATACCACTCTGGGAATGCCCAAGCGGAAGGGATCTCTGGGAACTGCGGAAGGCAGTGAGAGAAAACATCTCCGGTTGGGGCAAGCGGTTGAAGAAAGAGAGAATGGCGGAAGCGAGAGAGCCGATTCTCGGTGAGTACGTCCCTGATCAGCAGGCGTGTTATGAGAAGCGTTCCCAGGACGGGGGCACACTTGGATGCGGCGTGGCTGATTACTCAGGTGATTGGTCTGCCGTACGTTTAGGGTGTGCTAAGTCTAAAGGGAAGTTCCGGACTGTAACTATGCAGTCCGCGGAAGTCAAGCGCGTGTTGACACCGATTCATAATGCCCTCTACAGTCACATCACCTCCTTCGGGTGGTGTGTCCGTGGGGACGTACAAAAAGGGGACTTCGAGGCGATCGTCGGGGACAGGCGTGAAGGTGAGCTCTATATCAGTGGGGACTATTCCGCAGCTACTGATAACATCTACCTTCCGGCTGTCTCTGTCATAGTGGACGAGATCTCGAAGAGCCCGGAGCTAACGGTTAAGGAGAGGAGCGTTCTTCTGGGAAGTTTCGATAACATCCGTTACAAGAACAGTGTCTGCCTCAAAGATGAACACTTTGAGATCAAAAGAGGGTCGATGATGGGAAACCTTGTCAGTTTCCCGTTGTTGTGCCTCCTCAATAAGGCCTGTTTTGACATCGCCTGCGATGTACGTGACGGTAAGGATCGGAGCCGGAAGGGCAGGTTCAACGGTGACGATTGTATCTTTTGTGGTGATGACGACTTCTATGAGGTCTGGAAGTCGGTCACTTCGAGATACGGGTTCATCGTTAATGAAGAGAAAACAGGGCGTAGCTCGCGGTGGATTGACCTAAACAGTCAAACATACGATGCGAGAGGTCACCGTATGGTGGCCAAAGCGACCCTGGGATTCCTTCGTCCTGCTCGACTGGAACCCGGAGGGATGCTTGCCGAAGTAGTCCGCGGTCTTGTTGGGTTCTCCCAACGTAATGTACTTCGGTGCATTATCATGTTCCGGCATGAGATAGCCCTTCGGGGTGTGTCAGGTGACCTCGCTTGCCTGACGCGTTGGCTACGGAAGCAACTCATAAAGAAGCGTTGGTTCCGGGACGCTGCCATTAGAGGCGGCGCCCCAATCCTGGAGACAGGTGTTCGGAGGGGTGTCGAAATGACAACCGGCAAACCTCCTAGAAGTAGATTCTACGGTATTATTTCCGCTGCTAGCGCACGGCTACAGCGGGAAAATACCCAGAGGTGGTTGGGGAAGACGGTTCGCCCTCTTCGCCAAGCACTCGACCGACAGTCCTATTACCGGGCCCGTAGATCCCCTACTCCTATCACTCTCCGCCGCAAGTTCATTTGGGCGGGCTTTCGGTGGGCCTTTGTTTGGCCAACGGCCCTCTACCGCAAGGTAGAGGACTATCCCATCTTCCATGATGGTACCGCGAGCTGGTATGAAGAGCATCCCTTCCTAACGACAAGGCCACATGTCTTGGAAGTTGTTGCTCGCCCAAACTTGCCTCACTTTCCTCCTCCGGTTGCACTGCTCATGGGTGCAGACAACCTCCCTCGCCTGGTCTAGTTTGTAGTCGGCGGGCTCTCTGTAACTGGGAGATGTAGAGAATGAAATCCGATACCCTAGGATAGATGAATAGCTTAGTGGAACAGACGGTTGTGTTCGCCTGGATGCTTGCTATGCACGCCCAGTTGCTGGCCTGCCAGAACTTCGGACGCCTATTCCTCAGAATATAGGGGCGAAGCAGCGGTTTCTCAATAATGCCTTGTTGTTACGGTCTATGGTAACCTCGGGCTCCGAGCGCGCTGCCATCTCGCGAGGGATGGTGGAACAGGA